ACGCTTGGCTGCGTCCCACATTTCCCAAAACTCATTCTTGCCCTTGGGCGTACCGATCAGTGTGATCTTACCCTTGCGATCCACAGTGGCTGGTCTGATGACGTTTGGATAGGCCGATGCAGGGAAGTCAGCAAACTCATCGATGCAGACATAATCGAAGTACAAGCCGCGCATAGCGTTAAAGTTATCCCCACCGAACAGACGGAACCGCGCACCATTGTCAAAGTCTACGCGCAGTTCGCTGTGGTTTACTTTTACATTCGGGATATCTGCTGTGAACTGCAAAACGTAATCCCACGCTACCGCTTTTGCTTGGGAAAGGTACGGGGCAATGTAGCCCACCCGCACGTTGTCTAGCGGGCATTCATAACAGTATTTAATCAGATCGTTAATTACAGCTACGGTCTTACCAAAGCGTCTGTGAGCCACAATAATCGCAAAGCGTTCTTTCCTATTGTGGAAGTCCAAAGCTATCTTGCGTGGGCTGTATGCGGTCTGTCTGACCTCAACTAATGCGGGGGTTGCCATTCAACCCTCACCACATGATCGACTTCACCTTCGATGTCAGCTTTGACCTGTAACGGTAGAACCTTGCCCATGAGGTTAATAAATGCTGTTGGGTTTTTCTCTGCCTGTTCTTCTAGGTAAGAAACCAAACCGTCTTTGCCGAACTTATTCCCAGCGCGGGCTGCTGCTTCAAGTATCGCATCTTTGAGCAACTTACTATTTTTGTTCATCGCGCCTTTAGGTCTACCCTTGCCACGATTACCCGTATTTACGCCTATTTTATTATTTTGTTCTACATCTGTTCCCATAGTACCGTCCATTGTGGGTGCGTCTATATGTTGTAGATAATAGCGTATGAGATACTAAAAAAAAAGACCCCCTGATGCACATAGAGAAAGGAAGCTATCAGAGGGCCAGTTATATGAGGCAGACACAACAGGGAGGGTTTCATGTCGCCCTGTCGTGACAATACCATAATTTACTACTATTCTCTATGGGTCAAGGGTCTGTGTGCGTCGATGTATACCAAGTATGGCGCAAGTTCTTCTTCAGTGACTAAACCATCCCGCACCATGCGCTCTGCAAGTTTGCCTTGAATGTACATCTGACCGACAGGCTCACCTGCCTTGATCCGCTTTGCATTGATCTCTAAGCTGTTTGGCTTCCACGTACCGTTACCCTTGGGCAAAGACGATTTAGCTGTAGACATAGACTTGGATACCGCTGCACTGATATCTGCCGCTGTGGGCCATGTACGGGACTTGTGCGCTTCCTTCAGCTTTAGCATTGCCCGATCCATCGTGCCACGAATGTGATCCTCTGTCGTGTCCTTGGGAAACTTCTGATTTAGCATACGAACAATGTTCCGCGCTTCATCTTCTTCTTTCTGTCGCGTGTCTAGGTGCTTGGGTGTTGCATACCCCTGCATCATCTTAATTAGTTCGCTTAGAATAACTCTTACTCTTTCGTCGTATGTCATGCTTCTACCTCATCTTCCCAGCGCTCACCGTTCAGCCATGTGGCTAGGTGCGGGATAAATTGTTTATCTTTACCTTCTAATGTTTGCACATAATCCATCAGCTTGGGAAGTAGATCATAGAAATCTTTCTTCTTCGAAGCTGCCTTGAATGCCTTACGCGCCTGACCCTTGCCTACCTTTCTAGGATACAAAGACCATAACTGATCAAAGTAATAATCTACTTCATCGTCAGATGATGAATTATTATTATTTCTTCCAAGGTTATTTCTTCCAAGGTTTGGGTCAAAATTTTGTACCCTCCCCCCTACAGATTTTGTACCCTCCCCCCTAAAATTTCTAGAGGGTCTGTCATACTTCTCTAAACCCCCTACTGTCCCATCATCTTTCAGCATTAAATAATAGTTGTTAGATGTTTGTCTGCCATCATCACAAAAATACGGCGTAAATTGTATTAAACCTAACCGTTCTAATTCTTTTAGTTGATTGCGAACGCTTTGCTCACTCATTTCGCAACATTTCGCCAAACGGCTGATGCTTGGGTAGCATTTTAGTGTTTCGCCATTGTGATGATCCGCTAACCAATACAACACAATCTTTGTCGCTGGCTTCAAACCTTGTTGCTTCATAGCTAAAGCTGTCATATAGTGGGACATAAGACATCTCCTCTTAGTTTTGTCTTTTGAGAATGCTCCTTACTGGTTCTCATTTTTATATCGCTCTTGACCCTCAGTTTCGGCTGGGGGTCTTTCTCATTCAGCATCCATCAAATAGTCAGATAATGCCTTCACAGTATCATAGCTAACATTGCCGACATTGTCACGAACACGATAGAATGTGTGGCGCGAAATACCTGTAGCATCACACACCCGCGCGGGCTGTCGATCCTGAATTGCTTTGCGTACATACTCTAAGTTGTACATCATATGTGCGTTCATTTTTTTCTCCGTTCGATAACTTATAGGGTTGTATCTAGGCTACTTATCGATTATGTACAAGAGACAATTTGTAGTATGAGGTAAAAATGTCAGAAAAAATAACACCAGCTATCGTTAATCTGTTTGTTGCTAGAATGATTGCAGCACACACAGAAATGGCAGTCAGAGTAGGCGCATCACTTAACCTACAATTCCCAATAGGTGCAACGGATATGGTGGAACGCGCTGTTTTTGATGCGTTTGACGAATTTGAAAAACACGGCGAATTTGCTGGGCTAATAGAGGATAAAACAGATGGCTAAAAAACTACCTGCACGATTATTAAAGATACTAAAAGACATCGATCTGACAGAACGCCAAGCGGTCTGGGATTGTCACGGTACACCTGTTGTTCTGCATAAAGCGTTAGAGAAAGTTGCTGCGCATTATAACATTGTTTTTGATCAGCCTAAGATTATTGCGTGTGATGTAGCGGCTAAAGAAGCTGTCATCTGCGTCACAGGCCACATGGAAGGGGCCACAGAGTGGTCTATCGGTGAGGCTGCCCCCTACAACAATAAGAACAGTTACCCGTTTGCTATGGCAGAAAAGCGGGCCAAGGATCGCGTTATTCTGAAGTTAGTGGGATTGCATGGTGATGTTTATTCTGAGGAAGAAGCTGACGATTTTAAGGCGGCTAAACCGCAGAACAATGCGCCTGCCATGAACCTCAATCTGCAAGACCGCGTGGACGCTATGCTTACGTTCTATGAGAACTGCACCTCAGAGCAATTCGATAAAGCGGAAAGCAAGTATACCAAAATCATCAACAGCCCTGACCTGTCAGAGCCGCAATATGAACAAGTGCTAGAAGCACACAACAAAAGAAAAGTGGAGTTAGGATTATGAAAGTTATCACAATTGTCGGGACTATCGGTAGAGACTGTGAAGTTCGTGAGAACAAGGGCGGGGAGTTTGCAACCTTTTCTGTCGCGGTTAACAAAGGCTATAGCCGCGATGCAGGCACAGACTGGTTCCAAGTGAATTATTATAACACAAAATTGGCGCAGTATCTAACCAAAGGTAAAAAGGTGGTAGCGTCTGGTAGCTTGGACATAGTGGAGAAGGATGGCAGAACATTCTATAATATCCGCGCTAACCAAGTAGAGTTTGCGGGTGATCCCAAGCCACGGGAACAAGTGCAATATAACGATCATTCGTCAACTGAGACACAAGCGGATCGTGTACCAGCCGACATGGACGACGAAATACCGTTTTAAGAACAGAGGCAAATCAAGAGCGGCCTCCATGTTTACTCTTGATCTGCTTAGTGGCCCGTATGGGGGGAATGTGCTGCAACACATCGGGTCTGTAAAAACCCCCCACACAAGGAGCGATAGATGGGAAAGATACAAGTGTTGAAGGTAGAGGGGGCGCTGGTTCCACTCACTGAACACGATGCAAACGAATTAGAAGACACTGCGATAAACACAGTCTTCAACATGACCAGCACAAAGAAGCGATCCAACCCGCACCACAATATGTACTGGGCTATACTGCAACGTGTGGTTAAGGCGACAGGTAAGTGGCCTACAAAGGATCACCTGCACGACGAATTAAAGTGGGCATGTGGGTACGTCAGGATGCGATACAACAGCCTCACGGGTCAGCATATGCGCACTGTGGACAGCATCAGCTTTGATGACATGAGCCAAGAAGAATTTAACAACTACTTCGATATGGCTATGTCAACGCTTGCGGAAGGAATAGGGTATGACCCAATCTCATTATGATGGCATATACAAAAAAGGTGATGAAGATAGTGAAACAGAAATCAGCGCGTATTTAGAATATCGTTGGAAATGCAAAATGCTAAAGCAAGGCCATTATGATAAGTTTGATTATCTTGCCGTGCGCGATGACAAAATAACGGCCTTTGTAGAAATAAGATGTCGGACACATAATTTTGGAACATTTGATGACTGCTTTATGTCGCTAACAAAAAAAATAAGAGCCGATGAATTAACGAAGGCAACGGGACTGCCATGTTTTTTTGTGGTATCTTGGGAAGATAGATTGGGCTTTGTAAACCTAAATCAAACCTTTGCGCTGACGCGATCAGGGAAAAAATGGAATAGACGCGATAATCCAGAAATATCAGAGTTGTTGTGTAAGATACCAGTGAACAGTTTTAAAAAAATATGAGCAACTTAGCAAATAAACCACCTCTGGGCCTAAAAAAACCAAAGGATAAAAAAGATGAAGCATACCTCAAAAAAATCAGAGAACAGCCATGCTGCGTCTGTAGAAAGTTTGGAGAAATCCAGCGATCACCCACAACAGCGCATCACCCTATCCA